CACAAAGCAATCAAACCCCTCAACCAATTACGTATGATCGAAGATGCGGTTGTCATCTATCGTATCTCACGTGCACCTGAACGTAGAATTTTTTACATTGATGTTGGTAATTTACCCAAAATCAAGGCAGAACAATATCTACGTGATATCATGAACAAATACAAGAACAAATTGGTATATGATTCCAATTCTGGCGAGATTAAAGATGAACGTAAGCACATGAGTATGTTAGAGGATTACTGGCTTCCACGTAGAGAAGGTGGTAGAGGTACAGAAATTTCAACGTTGCCGGGAGGGGAGAATCTTGGTGAGTTAGCTGATGTTGAATACTTCAAGACAAAACTATATAAAGCACTTAATGTTCCCCCTTCTAGATTAGAACAAGATTCTGGTTTTATTCTTGGAAGAGCAGAAGAAATTTCAAGAGATGAAGTTAAATTTACACGATTTATTGAACGATTACGTTCTAGATTTAATATTTTATTCAATGATCTCATAGAGAAACAGTTATTACTTAAAGGAATTGTTTCTTCTGCAGATTGGGGAATTGTAAGGGATAATATACTATACGAGTGGGAATCAGATTCACATTTTGCGGAACTACAACAAGCAACAATGATGAGAGAACGATTAGGTACGTTAGTAAATGATATGGGATATAGAGATGAGGTTGTTGGTAAGTATTTCTCTCAAGAATATATCAATAAACAAGTTCTTAAATTGACTCAAGAAGAAATTGATCAAATGAAAGACCAGATTGCAGCAGAGAAGGCAGAAGCCGGTGGAGGTGAAGAAGAACAACAAAACTGGGAATTTGATCCTTCAGCAAACAAGCCAGACTTAAAGGTGATTAGTAACTAAAATTTATAAATAGTATAAATATAACAGAAATAATAGAGGAAATTTATGTCTAATGAATCAACAATTGGTGATATCGTAGCATTTTCTAGATCAGATGATGCCGCAGGAGTAAAGACCGCAATAGGTGATGTACTTCAACAAAAAGTGATGGTATCATTAGAAAGTAAGAAAAAAGATTTCGCTAAAACTTTTTTAACTAAACCAAATACAGACTCGAAAGAGCCGGAAAGTTCAGGGGTAGAAGATGGCAGCAGAGACACAAGTACTACGTGATTGCGAAAAGAAATACATAGCAAAGTTTTTTTCAGATGCATCAGAATCAGATGTTAAGAAAATAGATTTATCTACACTTGCTTGGGCAAAACATACAATGACCTTGTCTGGAGCATCAACAGAAAACTTTAAAATTGGTGAAGTAATAACAGTAGGGGGCGCAGAAACGTTTCTTGTTACTGGATTTGCTAGTGGTGCAACCACATTAGAAGTTGTCGGATGGGATAATACAAACAAAAAAGCAACTTCAATCGATACAGGATCATCCAATGGAGATGCGATTGTTGGTGCAATATCAGGATCACATACAGAAACCCTTGCAAATAGTGGTAACTTGATAGGTCTAGAGTGGAATGTATTAGTTACTAAAATGCTGTGGATTACAAATGGTCTACAAGTTGCTATTGAATGGGATGGATCAACCGCAGAAAAATATATTGCAGAATTAAGTGGTAATGGAAGTTGGTCTATGCCTGGAAATGAATGGCCGGGAATACCAATAAACGCAACTGGTGATACTTCTGAAGTTTTAGGGGATATTCAATTTTCTACAACCGGACACGGATCAGGTGATTCATATACAATCATAATGGAATTAAAGAAACAAGCACCAGGCTTTGATATCCCAGCATACGAAGAAAATACTTCATTAGGATTTAGAGTAGATTACGCAAAAGGTAACTTCACATAATAGGAGAAATTAATGAGACTTATATGCGAACAATTAGAAGATGTAGAATTTATATGTGAAGATTCCAAAAAAGGAAAAAATTACTTCATTGAGGGCGTATTTATGCAAGCCAATGTGAAGAATCGCAATGGTCGGGTGTATCCAAAGGCAATATTACAAAAAGAAGCCAAAAGATATGAACAAAATTATATTTTACAAAAAAGAGCTTTCGGTGAATTAGGACATCCAGAAGGACCAACGGTCAATCTAGAGAGAGTTTCCCACATGATTACAGAGTTAAACGAAGATGGGAACGATTTTAGAGGCCGAGCAAAGATTATGGATACGCCTTATGGTAAAATCGTAAAGAACCTTATCGATGAAGGTGCTCGTTTGGGCGTTTCATCTAGAGGAATGGGCTCCTTAAAGCCTGTAGGTCGCAATTGTAGTCACGTACAAGATGATTTTTATCTTGCAACTGCTGCTGATATTGTTGCTGATCCTTCCGCTCCAGCGGCATTTGTCAATGGAATTATGGAAGGAAAAGAATGGATATGGGATAATGGTATTCTTGATGAACGCCATGTAGCCCGAATCGAAAAAGAAATGAAAATAACTAGTCAAAAGCAATTAGATCAATATCAACTAAAAGCTTTTCACCAGTTTATGTCAAGTTTATAAAATTACTAAATAATACACAAACATAAAGTAATATACTTTAATTATCAAAGACTAGGAGATTTAAATGTCTGAAGAAATTTTGAACAAAGAGTCTGAGGAAATGACAGAAGAAGAACTAGCTGAAAAAGCGAAAGCTGCTGCTGAACAAGATTCTTCAGACGGAGAAGAGGATGATGAAGAAGAAGTAGAAGAAGGTAAATCTACTAAAGCCTCAGTTAAAAAAGAAGAAGATGACGAAGAAGAGGAAGAAGAGCCTGAAGTAGCAGAAGGAAAATCTTCCGTTAAAAAAGAAGAAGGTGAAGAGGAAGAAGAGGGGGATGAAGATGAAGAAGAAGTTCCTGCAGAATCTAAAAAAGCAAAAAAAGAATCTGTAATTCCTTCAACTAAAAATCAAATGTTGAAAAACATCTATGATGAAGTTAACAAAATGTTGAAAAGTGATCTTGCTGGTAAATATGAGCAAATCATGGCTTCAACTTCTTTGGAAACCGTTAAAGAAGTTAAAGAAGAAACCCGTACTCAAGCTGCTGTTACTTCAGAAGATATTGGGCCGATTAATGTTCAAGACGACATTGAAGCCTTAACAGCAGGTGAAGAAGGGCTTTCTGAAGATTTTAAATCAAAGGCCACGACTATTTTCGAAGCTGCAGTTCATGCAAAAGTTGTCGATGAAGTTAATGCCCGTATGGAACAACAAGCAAAAGAACAAGAAGCTGGATCTAAAGAGTTCCAAAAAGAACTTACAGAAAAAGTTGACGGATATCTTACCTATGTTGTAGAAGAGTGGATGAAGGAAAATGAATTGGCAATCGAAAGAGGAATTCGTTCCGAATTGGTTGAAGATTTCATGTCTGGAATCAAAACCCTCTTCACAGAACATTATATCGACATTCCCGAAGAGAAAGTTGACATGGTTGACGACTTATTCACAAAAGTTGAAGATCTTGAAACCTCTTTGGATGAAGAGATTAATCGTGGAGTAGAACTCCAAAAAGAATTGGCTCAGTTCAAAAAAGATGATGCCCTTAAACAATCAACTAAAGATTTGGCCGATACTGATTCGGAAAAAATCGCTAAGTTGGCTGAAGGTATTGAATTTGAGAACACGGAGCAATACATTGAGAAATTGAATGTCCTTAAGGAGAGTTATTTCCCAAAGACTGATTCAGTTACATCAGAAATTACTGAAACTGATGACACCATCGAATTGACTGAAGAGCAATCTCCAGAAAAAATTGATGAATCTATGAAACATTATACATCAGCGATAAAACGCTACAATACTTAATTTTAAACCTTATAGGAGAATAATATGTACCTAGCTGAAGACCTTCAGAAAAAGTGGGGTCCGGTTCTTGGTCACGAAGATCTCCCTCCGATTAAAGACAACTATCGGAAAGCTGTAACGGCAGTTCTTTTGGAAAACCAAGAGAAAGCCATGCGGGAGCAGTCCTCACAAGAAGGAATGTTCGGAAATCTTTCAGAAGCGGCTCACGCCAACAAGACCGGCGGTAACGTTGACACCGTTGATCCTGTTTTAATTTCGTTGGTTCGTAGAGCCATGCCTAATCTCATCGCCTATGATGTTTGTGGAGTTCAACCGATGACTGGTCCTACCGGACTAATCTTCGCTATGAAGTCTCACATCACATCTCAGGCTGGTGTAGAAGCGGCTGACTCTGTTGAAGCCGACACATCCTTTTCTGGTAGTGGAACACATTCTGCTAACAGCAACCCCGCAGATGCTAGTATGACTACTGGTACTGGTACCGCAACAGCGACACAAGAAGCTGATGTGACAGTATCCGAAATGGCATTCGCAATTGACAAAGTAACTGTTACCGCCAAGTCACGTGCACTCAAAGCTGAGTACACAATGGAATTGGCACAGGATCTTAAAGCCGTTCACGGTTTGGATGCTGAAACAGAACTGTCAAACATTCTGTCAAACGAAATTTTGGCTGAAATTAACCGCGAAGTTATGAGGACTATCTACACCAACGCAAAAACTGGTGCAGCTCATAACACTACAGCCGCAGGAACTTTTGACCTTGATACAGATTCTAATGGCCGTTGGTCAGTAGAGAAGTTCAAAGGGTTGATGTTCCAGATTGAACGTGAAGCAAACGCAATTGCTAAAGATACTCGCAGAGGAAAAGGTAATGTTCTCATTACTTCTTCAGATGTAGCATCCGCATTAGCAATGGCTGGTCAACTCTCTGGAAATCCTTCCGGAAATGGTTTTGATCCTGATGATTCTGGTTCCACAATGGTTGGAACTTTGAATGGTCGTTTCAAAGTTTTCGTTGATCCGTATGCTCCTTCTGCCGCAACTAACTATTTCACAGTTGGTTACAAAGGCTCATCTGCATATGACGCAGGATTGTTCTACTGTCCTTACGTTCCGTTGCAAATGGTTCGTGCAGTTGGTGAGAATTCATTCCAGCCAAAGATTGGTTTTAAGACTCGTTATGGTCTTGTTTCTAATCCTTTCGCGAATGAAACCGGTTCCGCAAATAACGGAGCAGGTGATGGTTCACTTACAGCTAACGCTAACCGCTATTACAGGCACGTTATCGTTGCAAACCTTATGTAATCTTCTTTCTGAAGATGACTTTAAAAGGGTGGGCTTCATGTCCACCCTTTTTTTGTGCTTACTAAATAGTAGTATATAATGGAGATAGTGAAATGTTTGAAGGAGATGATGCTCAAGGTATAGAGTCTGTTTTTGTACTAGGAAATGGCCCAAGTAGAAAAAACATTGATGTCTCAAAATTAAATGGGACAGTTATAGGATGTAATGCTTGTTATAGAGATTTTACACCTGATGTAATTTGTGCTACTGATGCAGGGATAATGAGTGATATTATTGAATCTGGATATGATGGACAATGTTATTTTACACATAATTCATGGAATCTATTACCTGAAGAAGCATATGATTCTTTAGCAAATGGAACAGAACATACAACATATCGAAGATTTGATTCTGAATATTTTGTATATATTTCAGGACTTGATAATAAAGTATCAAAAACTCAGAGTTACATTATCTGGATTCCTAAAGGAATGGAAAACAAGATAAAAAATATGGGTGAAAAAGTTTACGGATGGTCTACAGGAACTTCAGCATTACACATTGCCTGTCGAGATTTTACTTGTAATGATTATGAAAAAGTTTACTTATTGGGGTTTGATCATCATAACAATTATTATGATAACATTTATGCTGATACAGACCATTATTACAGTAAAGGTAGTAAGGCGGACATCGGCAGCTGGTCTAAAGTAGATGGATGGAAAGCCGAATATAATAATTGGGATAAACAAATTTTTAAAGTTATTGAAGAACATCCCGCTGTACAGTTTATTTGGGTAAATTATTGTGGAGATGATTTTCCAAAACTACCAAATTTATTTTCAAAAGATGAAAAGGAGCTATGGCAAGCCTAGCACAACAACCTAAAAATATTAATCCTTTGGCCGATGTGCAATTTAAATTTGAAATTGCTGCCTTACCAAATACTTCTTTTTTTGTTCAATCTTGTAATTTACCGGGTATATCATTAGATGCGGCTTCAATTCCTACTCCCCTACGTACAAATCTTTCTCGGCATACTGGTATTGTAACCTATGAGGCACTTGATATAACTTTTATGATCGATGAATATTTAAAAAATTGGCAAGAAGTATATGAATGGATGATCGGTGATGCAAGTAAATACACAACCTCAGTATTAACTATATTAAGTAGTTCCATGAATCCTACAATGGAAATACATTTCAAAGATATTTTTCCTACCACATTATCAGCAATACCGTTTGATAGTACTACAACAGACCCAGTATATCAAGTTGCAACCATTAGTTTTAACTATACAGAATATACTATTAAGAACCTATTGAACAATTAAAAAATGAAACGTGATTTTGTAGAATTGTTATGGTTATTCAATTCCCCTAGAGAAACAAGAGATATTATACGATTAGACTTGCGGGAAGCAGGACTATTGTACAAATATGCTTCTCAACAATGGAAAAAAATGCCAAAGACAAGAGAAGGTAATATCATATTAGAGATTGGTCGATATTGGGGCGGAACACTAATGTTACTTGCTATGGCAACCCATGACTCTAAAGTAAAAATTATTTCTGTTGATGTTGTTGAGGGGTGTCATGATCCTGATGTTGATGAATGGCTGAATGAATATGAAGAAAAAGAAAGACTAGATATTAGGACAGATAATTCGTGGGCAATGGAAAATGTACCATTGTCTATGTTATTTGTCGATGGTGATCATTCATACGAAGGAGTTAAAAGAGATTTTATTCATCATTGGAATTATTTGGATGGCCCTTGCTTAGCACATGATTATGGTGATCCAACATGTGAAGGTGTAACTCGATTTATAGATGAGTGGATCAATGATGGTTATGCTGATGGAATTGAACAATGGGGTACAATGGTTGCCCTCAAAAAATTAAAAGATTATGAAGTTTGAAGAAATACAATATCAATGGACTCTCGATTGTGTAATGGATGAAACTGAACTATCCCAAGAATCCATAAAAATCCCCCAATTACATAACAAATATTTAATATATTATTCCAACGAAAAATTAAAATTCAAGGAAATAAAATATCTATTTGCTGGTCTTATTAAAAGAAAAAGAGATTATTATAGTGGAAGAATGACTGCAGAAGAATTAGAGATGGCGGATTGGGAACCATTTCAATATAAATTACTCAAAGCAGATGTACAGGAATATATAGATGCGGATGATAATGTAATAGAATCTAAGAAATTACTTGCACTACAAGAAGAAAAGGTTAACTATCTTGAATCTATAGTGAAGAGTTTAACAACTAGAGGATACTTGATAAAAAATGCAATCGATTGGAAACGATTCACAGAAGGTCATTGAGACTATTGAGATTACTAAGAAGGATGAGGTATATCTCAAAATAAGCTGTGAAGCAGGCGTAGCACAAGAATTGTGTGATTATTTTACATTTATTGTTCCGGGCCATACATTCATGCCGGCCTTTCGGATGAAGATCTGGGATGGTAAGATAAGATTGTTCAATATTCACAATAGGTTACTGTATAGTGGATTACTTGAATATGTTTTTATATTTGCACAGCCACGAAATTATAAAGTAGCCCCGATAGGTTTTGAGTGGAAACCTGCTAAAATAGCAAAAAATGAAGCTTTCTTTTCCGATTTAAAATTACCATTTAAACCGAGAGATTATCAACTTGAGGGATTTTATCATGCCTTATCATACAAAAAATGTTTGTTAGTATCTCCTACTGCTAGTGGAAAATCCCTAATCATCTATCTAATTGTACGAGCACTAAACGTTAAGACTTTAATAATCGTTCCTACCACATCATTAGTATCTCAGTTGTATTCAGATTTTCAAGAATATGGATGGGATTCCGCAAAATTTTGTCACCAAGTTTATGCAGGTCAAGACAAGGTATCAGACAAAAAGGTTGTTATCTCTACATGGCAATCCATTTATAAACTCAATAAGAAACTTTTCGAACCATATAAGTTAGTTATAGGTGATGAAGCACACGGATTCAAATCGAAATCTCTTACTTCCATCATGACCAAATGTGTGAACGCAGGATATCGAATTGGAACTACAGGAACATTAGATGGAACTCAAACCCACAAATTGGTCTTAG